CTAGTTGGGGTGATTTACATTATGGTAATGGATTATGGGTTGCAATTGCTTTAAATAGTTATACATCTGGCGCAATAATGACCTCGCCTGATGGAATTACTTGGACATTAAGAACAATGCCAGCTGGTGTTGGCGGATTAAGTGGTATTACATACGGAAAGGGAGTTTGGGTAGCAACTACAATTGCAAGTCCAGCAACATTTATAATTTCTTACGATGGAATTACTTGGTCAGATTTAAGTACTGGATTTGGAAGTAATACTGTTTTTTATCAAAACGGAATTTTTACAACTGCTTACCATTATTCAACAGATGGAATTAATTGGTTTGCTACTGGAGCAAACTTATCACCAAAAGCAATAACTTACGGAAATGGATATTTTATTGCAAGAGCTAACGTAGATGGTAATCGAGAGCAAAAGAGTTTTCCAATTAAATACCTCGGAGTTATGGAGGCTTTTCGACAGGCTGTTGTGTCAAGACAGCAATTAGTTGCAGAATTAAATGCAAGTGGTGCAGGGTACTCTAGTAGACATACTGCTGTTTCGCCTGCAGCTTTAGAATTTGATACCTATAAGGTTACAAGTCATTTAATAAAGAAGGCTACTAGGTCTTTAAGTAAGCGGGTAAGCAATACATCAGGAGTAACTGGTGTTTCTTGGGAGTGTAAATCCAACTGTCATGCGCTAAGAGCAGTAGCTTCATGGAATGAGTACTCAGATAATTCAAAATTTCAACGTACTAAATCGTTCTCTGTAAAGAAGTATGGCTTACTTCCAGCTTTTGCAATGGCAGTTCAGTGCCGTAAAGAAGCAATTAAACGCCTAAACGACCTTGGTTACGGATATACCGATAATCATGGACAATAAATTGAAAGGAACCAGCATGAAATCAAATAAATTATCCCTCCGTACTCTAGAACGAGACGAAGACGACGAAGATATGTTTCCTAATAAGTTAGGTTATTCTTATAGACAAGAAGTTCGTAGTCATGTTACGGTGCATTTAAACCAACCTTTTATGCAGCCTGAATACTACGATAATGTAGTAGATGCTCTGGGCAGAGCCAGTCCAGAAGATGTGTTTGAGTTTAAAATTAACAGCCCAGGCGGTCATTATTCAGGTCTAGTAAGCCTGCTAGATGCAATTGAGAATACAGATGCGTTAGTGATCGCTAACATTGTAGGGGATTGCAGCAGCGCAGGAAGCATCTTTGCCCTTAAATGCCACCAAGTTCGGGTCGGACCTTACGGGGAAATGCTGTGCCACGTCAGTAGGTATGGTTTTAATGGTAAGTCTCCGGATAACGTAAGCCATGTCATGCACACTGCTAAGGTTACTGAAAATCTAATGAAAGAAGCCTACGAAGGTTTCCTCTCTGAATCTGAAATCCAAGAAGTAATCTCCGGTAAGGAGCTTTACCTTGATTCTGAACAGATCATGGAACGCCTAGAGAAGCGCGAAGAATACTTTGAAGCTAAGGCTTTAGCAGAAGATACTCTAGGAGAACAAACTAAAGATTTAGTCTTTCCTCCTTTAGAGGATTATCCAAACGAAGTAAAATTCATTGATCCAGAAGTAAAATCCACTCCAAAGAAAAAATCAAAAGGAAAGTAATATGCAAGTAGAGAAGCTTAAAGAACTAATGGAATATAACCCACTAGCTGGAAGTATTACCTTAAAGAGTTCAGGTAGGCTTCTTTTACCTGCAGAGGATGGTTACTGCTTAGTAGCTATGCAAGATGGAAAGAAGAAAAAGTACAAGTTCAGTAAGTTGTGCTATTCTTTATTTCACAATATTGATATGCTAAAGACTTGCAAAGTAATTCACAAGGACTTAGACCCTTGGAATTTCAGAGCTAACAACTTAGTACTTCTTTCTACCTTGCAATATAAAGAACTCAAGGAAGCCTTGAAGAACTTGCAAGGTGGGATTAGACTACAAGTACATCCTACTGATGTTTATTCCTATAAGCTGTTCTGGTATCAGTCTGGAGTAGAAAAGGTAAAAGTAGTACAGGACGTAGTAGTAGCTAAGAGACTAGAGCAGAGATTACTCCTTAAAAGTAGTAAAATCCTAACTAAATACTGCTCCGTAGATTAAACCTCTTGAATATTAGTATTTCTGATGATATAATCAGCAAGTAAAACTGAAGTTAAGTTATTAAATAAAGCTAATAGTAAGGCTAGTTTACTTATGTATTCCTGCATCTGCTTGCTAAAAATAAATACAGACTGACTTCAGTTAATCGTCAAGGGATTTGATCTTTCCTCCTTTCAGTTGAACCGCCTTGAGCAGGAACCGTAACCTGCACTAATTACAAAAGAAGAATATGAAAAAACTTAACTTTTTAACCTGCGTTAACTGTAACTGCTCTTACAAGCAAGATGCTTTTTCTGATCTAGAAACTTGCAATGAATGCCTTGACAAAGACTGCAATGCAGTGTATGATAAAGAATATGAAGCAGATGTGTTTATTTTGACTAATCCTCAAGGTAAGACACAGGCTGTTTATGTAGATTAAGCGGATATAGCTCAGAGGTAGAGTGTCAGATTTCCAATCTGTTCGTCGGGAGTTCGATCCTCCCTATCCGCTCCAAACCCACCTTAGGGCTGTTTTGACGTTACAGTAACAGGCGTCCGTGTAATTACACTTTAAGCACGAAAGTCTTAACCAGTATAAAGTAAGCTGGAATAATTCTGGGTGTCTAGTCTAGTAACGGTATCTAGGGCAGACTGTAAATCTGTTGGTTAAATCCCTTCTCTGTTCGAATCGGAGGGCACCCACCAAGTATTCTAATAGGAGAACAATATGGCATTTGAAAAGAATGACCCCAGGATTAATAGGGCTGGAAGAAAGCCTAACGATCCTGACAAAGTAAAGACAAAGAGAGAAATTAGAGATTCTGAACTTTTATCTCTACTTCGTAAAATCAAACCGCACCTTTCTGACTCTATTATCACAGCAGCTAAAATCATGAAGAATGACCAAGCTGCAGATACTAGCAGGCTTAAAGCTGCGGTTATTTTGCTTGATGCTTACAAAGAACTTGTTAATGATGTCTATAACGGTGAAGACCAGGAGGACGAAGGCCTGGAAGTTCAACCACAGGGTAATCAGCCTGTGTTTAGTCTGAAGATGATTGAAGGTTGATAAGGAGAACCTGTGAGCACTGAAAATCAAGTACTAATTGGACCAAGGTCTAAAAAACAGGAAATGTACATCAATTCAACAGCAACTGATGTGGTAATTTTCGGAGGCGGTTGAAAACCCTGTGCCGCCTATAAACTCTGTTAATTCGGTGAAACCCTAACGTATAGTCGAGGGTAATACCGAGCCAAGCTGAGACTTTGTCTCTGGCGTGTGTGGAGGTCAGTCGTAAGACGTAGTTAGTAAGTACTAATGAAACACAGAGATAGCTTTAGCTATAAGATATGACCCGATACCCAAGGAAACTTGGGAGTACTTTAACGCAGTACATAACAATCCAGGCAGGTTCTGGAAAAAGCTTTCTCGGAGCTATGGATTTTCTGAAATATACAGATGATCCTCAATTCCGAGGATTAGTAACCCGAAGAATTAACCCTCAGATTCACGGACCCGGAGGTATTTTTGAGACGTTTGTAAACTTACATCGTCAAGTTTATGGGAATAAACTAAAAGTAAAGAAGCGTGACGGAATACTAGAATACCCAAATGGAGGTACTATCACTTTCCGTCATTGCCAATATGAAGAAGATAAGCACTCTTTTCAGGGTAAAGTTCTGCCCCCTCTTGTAGTAATGCAAGTTGAATAACTCATCTAAAACGGGAAACTCCTTTGAGGACAATCCGTTGCTAAATGCTATCTAATAGCTAAACGCCCAACGACTATCGAAAGCCAAAAGGTAAGTAGAGTAGTGTCAAGTGACACGAAACGGTGAGGCTCCTTTTTAGGAGTAAGATATAGTCTGATCTTAATGGAGACATTAAGCTGCTTTGCAGAATATTGACTAACGATCAGTATTGAACAAACCATGTGGCAATTGAGTGCCTACCTTGGGGATGAGATTCAACAGATGACTGAATCTCAAGTAATTTACATCATGAGCAGACTACGGTCTGAAGCTAAAAATAAACCAGTCTTCCGTGGTACATGTAACCCAGCGGGAAGAGGTCACTGGCTAACTAAGTGGATTGAATGGTATTTACTTCCTGATGGACTACCTGATCCAGACAAGTGTGGAGTTGTTCGTTATTTTACTATGCGAGATAATGAAATGGTCTGGGGTGACACTAAAGAAGACTTAGAGCGTCAAATTCCTGGTTGTAAACCCTTATCATTTACTTTCATCTCAGCTAACGTATACGATAACCCTGTCCTAATGGCTAGACAACCCGAGTATGTAGCTTGGCTTGAAGGTCAAGACAGAGAAACCAAGGAAGCTCTCTTATACGGTAACTGGTATGTTACTAAGCAGCTAGAGGGAATCTTTAAAAGAAAGCACATACCAATCATTGACGAAGCTCCTTTCTTTGGTAAAAGATACCGAGGTTTTGACTTCGCGGGAGGTATTATTGATGAGGTTAATCGTGACCCAGACTATACTGCAACTGTACTTTTAAGTAAATCTAGAGACAGTAAGTATTGTATTGAACATGCTCATAGAATGAGAGAACGGTTTCATGATGTAGAAGAGTGGTTAATGAATTTATCAAGATCGGAACCTGACGATATTACTTATGTAATTCCTATTGACGCAGGTAGTGCAGGTAAAGCTTATGCTAGGACTCTTCAGCAGAAGTTAGCTGAAACTGGAAGATTCTGTATTTTACACCCAACAGGGCAGAAGAGTAAGTTGATTCGTACTCGTCCTTTTGCATCTGTATGTCAGTCTGGTGCAGTATCAATGGTTTCCGCAGCATGGAATGATTGGCTGCTTACCGAATGGGAAGGTTTTACAGGAGAACAGAAGACTCACGATGATAGTGTCGATGCGGCAGTCTCTGCCTTCTGGGCAATAAACCAGGGCCTACAACTCCCTGACTTCACAATCCCAAGTATTCAAGCCTCTACCGTAAATTACCAATTCGGCTTCCAATCTACTATCCTCCCGCACTCTCAGGGACTACCACAAAACTTTAACTAAGGAGCCATATGGCTACACGAAGAACAAAAGTAGAAAAAGCTCTAGCTCCTGAAGATAAGCTAGAAAGATTTAAACTATCCGAAATGGCTTATTCTGGGCTAAACGTATTCAACGGGATTACTAAAGATGAACTAAAGGAAGAACTAAACTTCCCAAAGAGTATTAAGACTTTCAAGCAGATGTCTTATCACAGTACTGTAAACGCAGCACTGACTCTTTATGAAGCTCTAATCTCTAAAGCAGACTGGAAAGTAGTTCCTCCTTTAAACCCTACTGCAGAAGAACTAGAACAAGCTAAGTTCATTGAAGAGTGCATGCAAGATATGGATCATTCCTGGAATGACTTTATCAAAGATGTCCTGTCTATGAATATCTTTGGATTCTCCCTGCATGAGAAAGTATATCGCAGGAGAAACTATTCAAGTGGTAGTAACTTCAATGATGAAAAGATTGGCTGGAAGAAACTTCCAATTAGAAGTCAAGAAAGTATTACTAAGTTCATCTTTTCAGATGACGGTAATGAGCTATTAGGTTGTACTCAAAACTCTGCTACTGTAGATGATCCTTATGGACGTTATGCTAACAGAAAAGATAAAGAAGTCAACATCCCTAAGAGTAAAATGCTTCTGTTTAGAGTAGGTAGGCATAGAGGTGATCCTTTTGGTAAGAGTCCTTTACGTGATGCTTACCTAGCCTGGAGATATCTAACTGCTCTCGAAGAGATTGAAGCAAATGGTGTAAGTAAGGATCTCCAAGGTTTACCTATATTGTATTTACCTCCGCAGTATCTTTCAAACGATGCTTCACCAGATCAAAAACAGATTCGGGCGTACTACGAGAACGCAATGCGTAATTTGCAGGTAAATCAGCAATCAAGCATGATCCTACCAAATGCATTTGACCCAGATACTCGTCAACCTTTATTCAAGCTAGAACTACTGTCTCAGACTTCTTCAGGTAAGAACTTTGATACTACTAAGGTAAAAGAATACTACAAGAACTTAGTTCTGACTTCTCTCTTTGCTGACTTACTGACAATGGGGCAGTCTACAACGGGCTCCTACGCTCTAGGAAGCATTAAAAGCTCCTTGGTAGGGGTAGCCATTGAAAGCATCGTAAAAAGCATTACAGAGGTTGTAAACCAAGACCTAGTAAAGCAGACTTATGAACTTAATGGTTGGGTTGGTGCTAGACGTTGCAAGATTGACTTTGATAACCTTGAAGCTCCTGACTTAGATGTACTAGGAAAATATTTTCAAAGAGTAGCGAGCGTAGGCTATCTAACCAAAGACCTTGACACGATCAACAAGGTTCGTGAAGTTATTGGGCTTGACCCTCTAACCGAAGAAGACGATTTTGAATCTCTTCTGCCTGATAATACTTCTCGTGCAGGAGATGGAATGAAAACACCTGGAGAAGGTACAAGCACTTCCGTAGCAGGAGATGATTCTTCTGTTGGGAATTTAGAAAACGCATAACTAAGGAAAAACTATGCCAAATATTAAAGAATTTTACATGGGTATTGATGGAGAGTGTACTTTTGAATACGATAACGGAAGTACTAAGATTGTAGACTTAGCTGAAGTTGGTGGAACATCTGCTCCAGTAGCTATTACAGCAGATACAACTTTAACAACTGCTTTACACAATGGAAAGATCCTGCGCCTAGATGCTTCTAGGACTTTATCTGCTGATGGGTTAGGTACAGAATACTCTTGTATCATTGAAATTCCAGTAGGAGCTACTTTATCCGTAGACCCAACAGGAACTACAACTATTCAAGATACTGCTACACCAGCAGGAAGTGCATCCACTAGAACTAGAACTCAAGTTAATAACCCTTCAGGTGTTATCCTAAAAAGCACAGGAGTGGCTAACGTCTTATCTCTGTCTGGGACTTGATTATGAATTATAATTATTTCCAGCAAATGTTGGCAATTATAGCTGCGGGGGCGGGTGGGGTGGCTCTTGCGCAGCGTGGCGCGAGTACGCTGAATCGCATCTCACCTCTGTGGTACTCGTCTGGTGACGCGACGGCGACCGACAATATCTATCGCGTCAGGTTCATCCTCGGATCGTGCGACTGGTCTGATCTGCAGGTCAGCGTTTACAACTGGGTTTTCGGCCAGTGGGGTGTCGAGTTCGCCAGCGGCGCTGACTTTGAAATCGCGCAGATGGCGATTGAGATCGGCTCCGAGTACCACTCCGTCGCATGGGGTGGGTCTCCGAGCATCACCGTCGTCAATGGGCAAACGGACGTAAAGTCGGACAAGATTTTCCCAGCCGACCTCGGGATTGCCGGCGCCACGTTCCCGCGAGGCACGGAGGGTTACATCCGGTTCATGATTCGCGGGAATGCCTCAGCCAAGTGGCCGATGAGCTACGCCACACAGTTCGCCTCCAGTCGGTTGCGGTTTACCCCTGGGGCTGTGACTGTTGCCAATGGCGTGTACGGCACGGGTGATTTTGACATCTCGGCCGGGGATTACAGCCAGGCGCCGCTGACTGTTGCGCCAGTGCTGCTTGGAACCCCGGCCTCCGCTGGACAATTCATTGGCGGCATCGGCGACTCGATCACGGAGAACGTCGGCGACGACAGCGCCACTGCGGCTATCGGGAGTGGGTTTAACCGTGTCGCGTACTCCACATATGCCACAAAGGCAAACCCGCTGGCCGTCATCAATTTCGGCTGGTCAGGCGGGACGATCCTGAACTGGATCGGGGATGGTACAAACACACCATCAAACTCCAGTGCCACTGCTGCCCGCATTGAGTTGCCAGAGGCTTACTTGAAATACTGCAACATTGTGTTTGAACAGTATGGAACAAACGCTGTACTTCAGTCTCACGCCAGCAAGCTGTGGGCGGTGATCCGGCGCGGCTCAACAGGCTGCAAGCTGGTGCGGACAAGCCTTTTTCCTCGCTCTTCTTCGACCGATTCGTGGGCGACGCTCGGAAACCAAACGGCGAGTTACTCGCCTGGTGGAGAGGTTGACACGTTTGAGCAGTATTGCGCAGCACAGGTCGGTTCTGGCGTTGATTACTACCTAAACTATGACTCGATACGCGCTGATGAAAACCGCGCAAACGCAGACTACTTCAACTGGATTACGAACGGGGTGGCCAACTGGTCCACGCCCGACGGCCTCCATCCGACATCAATCTCGCACGACATGATTTATCGGACAGAGGCTCGCGCCCTGATCGACACGATCACGCCATGACCCACCTCCCCACCCTTGCCCTGGCCTGCGCTGTGATGAGTGCTCAAGTTTAACCAACCCAGCAATTATAAACCTTTAAATACTCTCTTAGTGTCTTAGCCTCTTTTTCAGAAGAGGTTAAGTCTCTGGAGGCTTTAAGTTTACCTTGCTTGGATTCAACTTGCCCAGAGGCTTGTTGTAAGAGCAGTACAGCACTTGGATTATTCTTAACCTTAATTTCTACTTCTAATTCTTGTCCTAGGTTATCGAACTTAGAGAACAAGTTAAGAAGAATATAACCAAGGTTAAAAGAAGCCATTTGCTGTACTAACTCTTTATCTTTGTCCCAGTACTCAATCTCTTGCTTGTAGTAAGTAATATCTAAGTAAGTATCTAACTTAGTTAAAGTGACTTTAATCCTCTTAGCTTTGTTTTGCATCCTGCACTCCTTAAGTTGAAACAGGAACAGATCCTAACAGAGCTAGAAAGATTTGTCAAGAAGAAATTAGATAATACTTGAAATTACCCCTACTGCATGATATAATTCATTATTAATGCTTTAGTACCTTAATCAAATATGCAAAAAGAAAACAAAACCGTTCAGGTTGCTAAAGCCAAGAACGAAGAATTAATGCAGGCTACTTTTGTAGTAATGGTTCCTGATGAAGTTGATTTCCACGGAGACGTAACTTCAGAAGAAGAAGTAAGAAAAGCATGTCATAACTTTAATAAGTTCAGTATGCAACCTAACTTATTTCACCTGCAAGAAACTACTACTTTTGAATTTGCTGAAAGTTATATCAGCCCTGTAGATTTTGTCCTTGAAGATAAACTAATTAAAAAGGGAACTTGGCTTTGTACTATTCAGTGCTTAGATCCTGAACTTTGGGCTCTTGTTAAGTCTGGTGAGATTAACGGAGTAAGTATCGGTGCTTTAGCAGTAGCTGAAGACCTAGAATAAGAAAGGTTTTAGATGCCACGTAAAGCAAAACGAAATTTATCAGAGATTGATTTCTCTCAAGAAGGTGGGCACGTAGCCCTAGTTTGTAAAGACCAAAATGGTCCCGCAAATGGTCATGACTATGCTCTATTACTGAAATCATCTACTCGCTCTCCTGAATTTATTCAGAAGGCCAGTATGGTTAAGGTGGAAATGGAAATCACTGAGTATCTGCGTAAGTTCTTTGGATTGTATTGGGAAGATGCAGAAGTGCTCGCTCGTTCAATGGGATATATTACCAAAGAACTTGAAGACGAAATGGAAGATGCTGCCGAAGGTGAATCAGAAGAGACTTATCAAAGCTATATTGCTTCTAAAGTAAATTCGATTGAAATCATCAAGTCACTTAAGTCTTCAGACAATCTGATCAAGGCTGTATCAACTCTGACAGAAGATGAATATCTTTCTGTACTAAAAGACCAAGAGCTAGTTGAGAAAGCTCTTAAAGAATATTCTCCTGTAACTAAATCAAATAAGGAATTAGAAACTATGCCTCAAGCAGAAGTTCCAGAAGTCAAGGAAGAAACTGTAGCAGAACTTATTGCAAAGTCGCAATTTGATCTAGTACAGAAAGCTCTAGACGAAAATAAAGTAGAACTGCAGAAAGCTCTAGAGCTAGTAGAGCAGTTTAAGCAAAAAGAAAAAGAAGCTGTTACTAAAGCTCGCTTCGAAGTACTTAAAGCTGCTGTAAAAGATACAGCTAAAGCTGAAGTAATCTTCAAGGCTCTGAACCTAGTACAGGACGAAACAGAATTCCAAGCAGTCGTAAAAGCTGTTGGTGATCTAGCTCTGCAAGTAGAGCAAAGTAATCTTTTTAGTGAACAAGGTGTAAGCGGAGATGCTGGTGAAGCTATCGAAGAAAACCCTGTAGCTAAAATCCTAAAGGCCAAATACGGTCCAAAACAATAATCTTTAATTGGAGAAAATAAATGAGCGTAATTGCTACTGAAGGTAAGAAGGTTTCGGACCTACTTGTTAATGAACTTTGGGCTGATCTAGGCTACTGCCGTACTACTTACACCTATAACGGCGCAGCTAAAACCTTCGCTATTGGTGAACTAGTTACTGCTGTTGGTGGTGTTCCTGCTGCTGCAGCTAACATTACAGGTATTGTACTGCAATCAGTTACAGCCCCTCTAAACACTAATACGACTCTGACCGTACTTGAAAAGGGTCCAGCAGTTGTTAAGGGTGGTGGTATTGTACTAGGTGCTCTAACTCTACCTAACGTCACTACACAACTTAAGACTATGGGCATTGCAGTCCTAGAAACTATCTAATCAACAATAACTAAAGGATTTATAAAATGCCTGTAACTCGTAGTTTTACCGATGCCTTTGGTCTTGTTGACCATTCGCGTGAACTAGTCTCTGTACCTAATGCATGGACTCTACTTGGTGATTCCGGTCTGTTCACTGCAGAACCTCTATCACAAAACACTACTACTTTCGTTGAGAACGCTGGTACTCTAAGCCTGATCAAGGACCAAGTTCGTGGTGTTAAGCCACAAGCTAACCTGAATGATTCACGTAAGCTACACAGCTATACCCTAGCTCACTATCCTATCGTAGACGCCCTACATCCCTGGGATCTACAAGGTAAGTCTGCTTACGGTGATCTAACTCAAGCTGATACTGAAGCTGCTGCTCTAGTCCGTAAGATGGAAAAGATCCGCAAGTCTTATGCAATTACTCAAGAAGTAACTCGCTTCAAGACTCTGACTTCTGGTGCTGCTTATGCTCCTAATGGTACTGTAGTTGCTAACTACTACACTGACTTCGGTATTACCCGTAAGGAAGTAGACTTCGTACTAGGTAGTGCTGTGACTGACGTAGTTGCTAAGGTTGAAGAAATCATTGCTTCAATGCAAGACGGTGCTAAGGATGGTTCAGTTGTAACTGGCGTAACTGCTTATTGCTCACCTGAGTTCTTCGCTGCTCTTATCTCTCACGCTAAGATCCAAGCTGCTTATCAGTACTACTCAGCTACTGCCAACCAAGAGATTCTACGTAATCGTGCTGGTGGTTCTGGTCTATATCGTAGATTTGAATACGCTGGTGTAACCTTCATTGAAGTTCGTACAGTACTTGGTGGTGAACGTCTAATTCCTGTTAAGGATGCAGTGTTCGTTGCTAACGGTGTTGATGACGCTTTCGTTACTTACTTTGGTCCTGCTCTACGCTTCGGCTTTGAGAATACCATCGCTCAAGAAGCATACATGTGGACACAGAGAAATCCTAACCTAACGGAAATCATTGTAGAAGCAGAGTCTAACTTCCTGAACGTGCTACGTAAACCTGCCCTGGTCGCAAGAGCATACACGGCTTGATGAGAATCATTCTCATCTAATTATAACCCCTTCGGGGGTTATTCCAATTCTTAGTCTTGACAACTATGTTATACTAGGTATTGGAATAACTCTAAAGGTTAGAAATGAAAAATGATTACTACGTCTACCATCACATTGACGAAGCTGGAAATATCTTCTATGTCGGAAAAGGCAGGGGAAATAGAGCATACAGTAAAAAGGGTAGGAATGATAAGTGGGAAGAATACGTCTTAAATACTAAATTTACAGTAACATTTTTAGCTGAGAATTTATCTTATGCTCAAGCTGAAGATTTAGAAATAATTGAACTGGAAAATCACTTTTGTAATGGGTTTCTCACTAACAAATTGAAGACTAGCCCCGCCCATCAAATCTCCCCGATCCTTCCCCGCGTTAAGTATGACCACTCATCTCCTACGTTTCTGGTATGGGCAGACCATCCTGATTTAATTGTAAAAGGAAGAGTAAATACCCCGGCTGGTAGCTTTAATAGAGGTTACGTCTCCGTCAGTATCAATCATAAACCATACTTGGCTCATAGAATTATCTGGGTAATTCATAATAAACGTGAAATTCCCAGAGGATACGTTATCAATCATATTGATTGTAACCCAAGTAATAATGACATTTCAAACTTAGAGATGGTCACTTATGCTGAAAACAACCAGCGAAAAAGCTGCCACAAAGGTAAACTTGCTTCAAGTAATACATCAGGATACAACGGAGTAAGAGAATCAAAGACTAGACCAAGCGGTCGGACTGTGTATTTAAATGCAACAGTAACTTGGTATAATAACAGACCTTACTCTAAATCTTTCAGCTACCTAAAGTACGGAAAAGAAAAAGCATGGGAACTAGCTCTTGAGTTCAAGGCTAACTTAGACAAAGAACTAGAAAAGGAAAGAAATGGCAACAATATCTGACATTCGCTTTGAACTTTCTGACACCTCACCAGAATTCCCAATTCTTTCTGACGCAGAAATAACTTACTACTTAACTAAGAATTCATCCAACCTTGCTAGAACCTCAATGGATTGTGCAAGAGCTATCTTGATGAAGCTCAGTATGAGAAGTGAAGACACAATTGACATATTTAGCATGAAGAGTGCTAAGACAGCCAATCAATACATGCTCGCTCTTCAACTCTACATCAAAGACCCTAACCTCAATCCTCTCATGCAGAATTTACAAGGTTATGCTGGTGGTGTAAGTATTTCAGACATGCAAGCTAATGATTCTAACTCTGACAACAATAGAGTAATCAGACCTTCTGAATCAGGTTGTAGCCTTCCTTTGGATTTCTTTGGATAAGCTATGATAGAACAAAGCTTAAACGAAATCATAGCGAGGCACGGAGTATCTGTAACTTATACTAAAGTCCAGACTAGCTCTTATAACCCTGACACAGGTACAGTAGATTCTACTACATCTAACTTTACTCTAAAGTCTTATCCTAAACAGATCAGGGCTAATGCGTATAACATGCCTAACTTAATTGGTAAAGAAGTAATCATGTTTTACTTCAATGCTAAAGCTTTAAAAGCAGTAACCTCTTTATCTCTAAAAGATAGTATCACTTACAACTCTAAAGTTTATAATATTGATTCCTATTCTGAGCATGTGTATGCAGGGGAAGTCTTATTGTATAAGGTAGTTGCTGTAAAGGGTTAATATGCTTGAGATTGATACTAAAGGTTGTCTAGCTAGTTTAGAGAAGTATAAGTTAGATTTAGAGAAAAGACTAAAGACTTTAGTTCATCGTACTGTTAGTTACTGGGCTTCAGGTGTTGTTGAGATTACACCTGTTGGTGATAGCCTGACATATAGAGCACTTTATCAGAGGCGTCCTGAAGGATGGGCCAAGGAAGAAGGTTTGCTAATGGGTAACTGGAGGTTGAGAAATTCTGACGTTCCTGTAGGTTTAATGAATTGGGATTCTTCTAGAACTGGTGTAGATACTTCAGGTAGAAACCTAACTGCTCAAGCAGAATCGTTTAAAGACGCCTACAAGCTCGGGGATACGATCACCCTATACAATGCTACCCCCTATGCAAATGAAGTCACTGTACGAGGTTCTGGAGGCTCTGAGACGGTCCCTGTAAAGGCTGATGCTCTAGCTGCCTTGATGAACACTTACAAATATGCTTACTCTGCTCTAACCTAAAGGAACAATATGGCAATTAGCTTTATCAAGAAAGCAGCAGAAAAGCACTTACTTACCTTATCCCCAAGTATTCCAACAAGCTTCGAAGGGGTTAATTTTGATCCTCCTCAAGGGATGTATCAAAGGACTCAATTCTTAATAAGAAGTCCAGAAGATCCTGTGCTTGGAACTGGATACTACAGAGAGAATGTAAACTTTCAAGTCTATGTAAGTATCCCAGATGGAAATGGTACTGGTGATGCTTATAGACGTGCTGAATTAATCAGGAACTTATTCAAGAAAGGTACTACTTTAGTAGAGTCAGGAATTATGATTCATGTACTGAGTACTCCTAAAGTAAGTACAGATATGCAAGCTTCAGGAAGAATTATTGTTCCTGTCTTTATTGATTTAACTGCTGAAGTCTATTCAGTATAAAACCAAGGTCGTACTTAGCACCTTTAAAGCTGAGATTCTATTGCAATAGATTTTAATAAGGAAATATAAATATGGCTATCGCTCGTGGTGTAGCAAAGAAAGTGGCATACAAGAAGGAAACTGGTGGGGCATGGGGTGAACTTCCTGGTGCATCTGGAGCTAAATACCTTCGTAGAGTTACCTCTGACTTTACTCTAAATAAAGAAACTTACGAATCTAATGAAATTCGTACTGACTATCAAGTAGCTGACTTCCGTCATGGTGTTCGTTCTGCTGCTGGTACTCTAAACGGTGAACTATCTGCTGGTTCTTACTCTGATTTCATGGCTGCTGTAGTTGCTCAAGACTTTGCTGCTGTATCAAGTATTACTTCACTAAGTATTACAATTACTGCTCCTGTCTCTGGTCTACAAACTGTAGTTCGTGCTACTGGTTCATGGATTACTGATGGTGTTCAAGTAGGTAACGTAATTCGCCTATCTGGTGGTACTCTACCAATCGACACGACAGGTGTGAACCTACTAGTTGTTGATGTAGTTGCTCTAACTCTAACTGTTCGTGTAGTTAATGGAACAACCCTAACTACTCAAGGCTCTGCTGTAACTGGTGTTACTTGTGCAATCCCTGGTAAGAAGACTTTTGCTCCTACAACTGGTCATACTAATGACTCGTTTACGATTGAACAATGGTTCTCTGATATCTCTCAATCTGAAGTTTATACAGGTATGAAGGTTGGTAGCGTAGCAATGCAGTTGCCTTCAACTGGTCTAACTACTGTAGATATTTCCTTCCAAGGTAAAGACCTAACTTCAACTGGAACTACTCAGTACTTTACTTCACCAACTGCTGCTAGTTCAACTGGTATCTTTGCTGCTGTAAACGGTGCTGTTATCGTAAACGGTGTACCTTCTGCTGTTATTACTTCTGCTGACTTCACTGTAGAACGTGGTCTAGAAGCTGCTAACGTAGTAGGTAACAACAACGCAAGTGACATTTTCACTGGTCGTATTCGTGTAAATGGTAACATTAGCGTTTACTTCCAAGATGCTGTTTACCGTGATATGTTCAAGAACGAAACAGAAGCTTCGATTGTGTTTGCTCTAT